CACCAACAACGAACCAAGGAGGCCGCCCATGATGGTGATGAATAAGGACGCCGACCCGACCATGAAGCAGCGTCGCTTTATTGAACGCCTGGTTAATAACTACAAGGGTGACATGTGGAGCCTTCTTGCAGACGTGCACAAGGGCGGTTACGACATGTATAATATGCCCAGTGTGTTTACCGCCACACGTTATCTGACTCGTGCAGAGGCCAGTGAGGTGATTGATAGGATGATGAAGCATTGATCACAAACTCTGTTGCAATATTTCTTGAACAATATCGAATAGAGAAGGGCACATTCGTTCTGCCGGAAACAAATACCGTCATCGTGTACTGCGGACCGGGTTACTGGCAGGTCGACGGTGAACAGGCTGACGATGAACAAGTCTGGCGCGCTCTTCAGAGGGAGTGGGAATGCACTGGAAAGACAAAGCGCTCACTGCGCTGATTCGGCAATATAAGGTCTCTGATACGACCTACTATTTTCCATACCAGGACATGACAGTGCGGTTCATAGATGGCGTATGGTACCTTGGGTCCATTACGATAACGCGTGAGCACATGTCAGAGATTTATTCTACAGAGTTATACCATGAGGACTGGGAAGATGCGTAGAAAGTGGACAGGCGGCGACACTGCGATGCTGATCGTGATGCTGGTCTTGACGGCCGTCACCATCTACTGGGTGGTAGTGAACTGTATTTTCTACATTTCCGTGCAGAATATTGAGAAGGGTTATGAGCAGGGATATTCTTATTCAACTCGCACACAGCCTGTCGAAGACAGCGACAAAGTTCAGGATAGAGACACCCAGTATGATAGTGGAAATATCATCGAATTCATCGTGGGTGGAGACTAACGGTCAGTTCGCGGCATTCAATGACCCACAAGAGTTGTTGAACCACATGGCTGAGAGAGCGCTCATATGAAATGGGAAACTGAATTCAACTTCTACGACATCACTTCTCGCGTAAAATTCGACGTCGAAGAGGACGAGTGCGTATGTAAGTTCATGCAATTCGTGGTCAATATTCATTTCTACGATGATGCAGTCTCGTCCATGATGTATGAACCAAACAACCCTGCTCCCCTTGTCGATCTTCACGTGAACTATCCAGCAGGCCGCCAGTCCCAGGAGACTCTTGAGACCATATTTTCACTGACTGTCGAACTAGCATCACTCGAGAAAGGAGTGTACGCATATGAAACTCACTGACCACAAGAAGAAGTTCATCGCTCATGGTGACATTATTGAATTGTCCTACAAGGCGGCGAACACCGGACAGTATATTGTCAAGTGCGATAACCCCAAGATGAATATCCTGATCACCGACGACAAGAGTCACGTGATCGCTCAGGTCCTGGAGGGTTACCGTGTCAAGGCGGCCGCCTCCATGCCATCACTCAACACGACAGACGAGGAGATCCACTTCCTGACAGCAAAAGTCATCGAACTCTCCACGACTGAGGCCGGCGTAGCGCCGGTCCCCGACTCGAAACTTGATGTCAACCCCGACCCGACTCTTTTCTGACACACGCAAGGAGAAACACTATGTCTACTGAGGTCGCCCGTATCAACCTGAACGCCGAGATGCAGTCCGCGGGCTTTTTCAGCACTGTCGACGCGTCCACCATGGAGGGCAAGAAGACCGTCTACACCGCACTCAACTCCGCCGAGAGCCTGCGCGAACTGGTCGGCAGGACCGTGAACGTCGTCGACTTCATCGTCCAGGAGGTTGAGGTCGTCTCTGACGAGACGGACGAGGCCGTGGCCGTGCCCCGTAGCGTGGTCGTCCTGGAGGACGGCGGCGTGTACGCTGCCACCTCCAACGGGGTCTTCAACTCGATCCGCAACATCCTGTCGATCTTCGGGTCACCGCGCACGTGGGCGGGCCCCTTGGCGGTGAAGGTGGATGAGAAGACGACGCGTCGCAACTCCATGTTCAGGTACCTGACCCTGTCGGTCGTGTGATAGGATATATCTGCTAGATGGGATGGTCGCTCCTCCCGCCCCACGGGATGGGGCGGGAGGAGTTTTTTCATGTCACTGTCGGATCTTCGTGCGAGGGCGCACGTGCTGCAGGCTAAGGCGGATCAGAAGATTGCCCAGATCAAGGCGGGCACGTATGCGCCTGAGGGCACGCGTGGTACCACGATGGACCATATTAACAATGGTAAGTATGGCGTGGATATCACGGGTACGAGGTATGACCCGCGTAGGTCGACGATTGATCGCATGACCACAAAGCAGGTTGAGGCGCATATTGAGCGTCTGGAGAACTTCAATAGCAATGTGGTGGGCTACTACCGTGGCGCGGGGGACAGCATTATCTCGAAGCACGCGATGGCGCGGGTTATCTACCAGTACGATCGCGACAACAAGTTGAAGGCGGCTGAGCGCCGCGAGATTGGCGGGACGTTCATCCCATGGGTCGGGGTGCCGGTGACGGAGTATGACGAGCATTTCAGGCCGCGTAAGCAGTACCTGGAGTCGGGGACCAACTTTTCGTACAACAAGAAGTCGCTTCCCGTGCCGACTCGTTACTACTCGGACAAGGGGGCGCTGCGCATTGCGGACGCGATTGCTGAGCAGAATACGACGCGGGGCCGGCAGAAGAATATTCGTGCGGCCCGTGACCAGGTCGCTCAGATGATTGAACGTATTGGGACGTCTCAGTACGCGCAGCTGAAGAAGAAGATTGACGCGATGGATGACAAGAACTTTTGGTTCATGTGGTCTAACGACTCTGAGTTTTCTGATCATCTTTCGATGATGTACGACGGAATCGCCATGCAGGGCAAGGAGGGGGTCTCGCAACACTATCTGGACTCTTTGGTTGATTCTCAGGAGAGCGTGGCCGATGACCTCTCCGAGCAGATTGACATGGCCAACAGCCTTGATTTTCAGGTGGATCCGGATCTAGCGAAGGAACGTAGGCGTGCGAAGCGGAAGAAGCAGCGAGAGGCGCGGAAGCGCCGGCAACGTCGAGCACGTAAGAACCGCTGACTTCGAGTGCACGACTGATCCAGAGGACTGCCGGGTGTGGTGCTGGGGCTCTATGAGCGTGCGTGACTATGGCGACTATGCGACGGGGACTGATATTGGCTCGTTTTTTGAGTGGTCGTCGAAGAACCCTTCCACCACCTATTTCCATAACCTGGCGTACGACGGGTCGTTTATTATCGACGCGCTGTTGAGGCGTGGCTACGTGCACGTGAAGGACAGGCCCGATAGTAGAATGTCTTTCTCTACCCTTATTGACGGGATGGGGAAGTTCTATAGTATTACAGTGAATTTTGACGGGAGTATCACCGAGTACCGGGACTCGTTCAAGAAACTGCCAATGTCTGTGTCCGCGATCGCGTCCGCCTTCGACACGCCTGAGTCCAAGGGGGAGATTGACTACGCTGCACCACGGCCTGTGGGCTATGACCCTACGGATGAGGAGTGGGACTATCTGCGTAGGGACGTGCAGATCGTGGCGATGGCGATGCGTGAGGTGACGTCGCAGGGTATGACGCACATGACTATCTCCTCTGACTCAATGTCGGAGTACAAGAACCTTATTGGCGGTAGCAGACAGTTCTCGAAGAAGTTTCCCATGCTGAGCCCCGACATTGACAGGAGCGTCCGTATGGCTTACAGGGGCGGGTTCACGTACGCTAACGCGATGACTACGGGGCGTCTTGTCGGTGAGGGGTCTGTGTATGACGTGAACTCGCTGTACCCGTACGTGATGTCGACCCGGCCGCTGCCTTACGGCAGTGCGACGGTTTTTTCTGGGGAGCCGCCGGGTGACTGCCTGTGGGTCGCTTCTGCTTCTGTTGTCGCGCGTCTGCGTGAGGATCATGTTCCGTGTATCCAGGTGAAGAAGAACCCTCTTTTTCGTGGGACTGAGTACCAGGAGGTGATTGATGTGCCTGTGGTGCTCTCGATGACGTCGGTCGACTATGACTTGTGGCGTGACCACTATGATCTTGATGTCCTGGAGTGGCACGGCGGTGTCTGCTTCAGGTCGGCGGACGACATGGTCTCTGACTATGTTGACAAGTGGATGGCGGTGAAGGAGGCGTCTACCGGCGGGCGGCGCACTATTGCGAAACTTTTCTTGAACTCCTTGTACGGCAAGTTTGCGAAGAATACTGACGTGACGGGTAAGGTGCCGGTGCTGGAGGGTGGGGTGGTGAAGTTGAAGAGGGGGCCTCATGAGACGTGTGACCCTGTGTACACACCGTTGGGTGTGTTTGTGACGGCGTGGGCGAGGGACTATACGGTGAGGGCGGCCCAGCGGAACTTCGACAGGTTTCTGTACGCTGATACTGACTCGTTGCATCTGCTGGGTACGGAGCCGCCTGGGGGCTGTGTGGTGCACCCTACGCACTTGGGTGCGTGGAAGCATGAGGCGGATTTCACTGAGGGAGTGTATGTGAGGGCGAAGCAGTACAGTGAGGTGATTGACGGCAAGTCTGACACACACATCGCGGGTCTTCCGCGTAGGATTGCTTCCAGCGTGTCGCCTCGTGACCTGCTTGCGCCGCATGAGTGGCATGGTAAACTTGTGCCACAGAGAGTTAGGGGCGGGGTAGTCCTTAAGGAGACAACGTTTTCATTTACACCTGTAGGAGTCGAATAATGAGTAAGAAGGAAAAGGTTAACTTTACTGTTCGCATCGATAAGGATGTGATTGATTTTATTCGTTCTCAGCACTGGGTTCTCCAGCGGGAGACCTCCGACATCGTGCGCGGGGCGATCACCGACTGGGCTCACGCCTATGGGTACACAGAGACTCCGGACTCGGGAGACTACCCTGAGAACAGCGCCGCGTGACGACGGGTGATTCCGTGCGGCGACTGGTAGTGCACCTCGTCAGTGACTGAGGGAGTCTACGACAATCCGGTGAAAAAATGGTAGGCTGGGGTCACTAGGTGAATCCCAGCCTACCGCTATATGGAGGTAACACAATGGATTTCGAGGCACTGATCAACGCAGTGCAGAACCCAGGGGAAGGTGGGGTCCCCCCAACAATCTACGACGACATCAGATCCACATATCAGGGTGTCCAGGACCAGTTCTCTTCAGCCCAGGCCAAGATCGGTGAACTCACGGAGTCCAACGCCACTCTGGCGGAGCAGCTGAACGCGATGAAGGCCGCCAACTACGACCTGCTCACCCAGGTGAACGCACAGTCGGCCCCCGAGAAGGCGGATGCGCCCGACGGCGACTCCCCCGAGGAAGACGGGGACGAGGAGGACGACGGCGGCATCGACGCGTTCTTCAGCAAGCGTGACGACGACAAGGAGGACAAGTAATGCCCAGCAAGGACCTCGGCAAGATCAGAAACATTGACAACGCGGAGATGCTGGAGAGGATCCGCAACGACGTGGGCGGCGACTACAAGCGCCGCATCCCCTCGGTGACAAAAGGCAACATCTCCCAGACGCTCGCGGCCCTCACCAAGTACCCCCAGCACTGGAACGAGTTCACCGACGCCCTGGTCAACAGGATCGGCTCCTACTACACGCGAGATATTTCCTGGAAGAACCCGCTCGCCGTGTTCAAGCGCGGCATGCTGGAGTACGGTGACACGATCGAGGAGGTCCAGATGGGCCTCATCCAGGCCTACGAGTACTCCCCCGAGAGGGACTACATGGAGGAGGCCCTGTTCGCGCAGAAAAAGCCGGTCGTCGCCAGTCAGTTCCACACGATCAACCGGCAGAACATGTACAAGATCACCGTCAACCAGGACCTCCTTAAGAGGGCTTTCTTGGAGTCGGACGGTCTCCAGAAGTATGTGAACCAGATTCTCGCGGTGCCGACGACCTCTGACCAGTGGGACGAGTTCCTGCTGATCTGTAGTCTTTTTGCGGAGTACGAGAGCAACGGCGGCTTCTGGCATGCGAAGTGCCCGGACCTTCAGACTCTGGCGGCGTCTGACGCGGACGCGAAGAACCTGATCAAGCAGGTGCAAGCCTATGCCGGCAACATGTCCTTCATCAGCCGCCAGTACAATGCCGCCCACATGGAAACGTTCGCGAAGCCCGAGGACCTGGTGCTGATCACCACGCCCGAGGTGCTCGCAAACATTGGTATTGAGGCGTGGGCTGGCGCCTTCAATGTGGAGTACGCCCAGATGGAGGGCCGTATCGTCACGATCCCGAAGGCGAATTTCGGTATCGATAAGGCGCAGGCGATCCTCACCACCAAGGACTTCTTTGTGATCGCCGACAACTTGTTGGAGAACCAGTCCCAGGTGAACCCGGCCGGCAGGTACACGAACTATTTCATGCACCACCGGGGCATCATCTCGTCCTCACTGTTTGTGCCCGCGGTCTTGTTCTGGACGGGTGACGACGACAACTCGGTCACTATCACCCCGAAGCAGGTGAAGATTGCCATGGGCGCGGTGAAGGAACTCCTCACCGACAAGGTCGTCTCTGACTCTTACAAGGCGACGCCTGGTAGGACGTACCTGGTGGCCGCGAACGTGAGCGCCACGGACGCGGACCAGGTTGAGTTCGGTGTCTACTACACGGTGACTGGGGCGTCCTCGCAGCACACCCAGATCGACAATGAGGGCATCCTCAAGGTTGGCATGGATGAGACGTCGGGGTCTTTGACGGTGCTGGCGACGCTGGGTTACGTGGATCCGGCGACGGGTAAGCGGGTGACGAAGACGCCTGTGAGCGCGACCGTTCCTGTGTACTCGAGCGCGGCGAAGAACATGTGGCCGAGAACCTGACGCGGTCTTGTGCTGCCGGCCCCCACAACCATTGTGGGGGCCGGTTTTTCTCTCGATTTCGATACCGCCGGTTGCGATACCGAACGGGCACCCGTATTTCGATACCGCCGGTTGCGATACCGAACGGGCACCCGTATTTCGATACCGCCGGTTGCGATACCGTTCGGGCGTCCTGTGGTAGTATGCCCTTATGGCACGCATCGACTCCGACAGGCGACCCGGGGATTTCGGGCTGGATTTTGACTACGCGATCTGGACCCCCGGAACGACCGTGTGCCTGACGTGGGTGAACTGGGACTCGAACTATCGTGACGTGGTCGTCTTCCCTAGCGAGGCCGCCCAGATGAAGTACATGCGCAGGGACCCGCAGACCCGCGTCATCGAGTCACTCACCTACTGTGGCCAGGGCATGCCGATCCGCCTGGATATTCCTTTCTCTGAGGCCAACAAGTACAACTACGTCTACGCCGAGAACAACTTGTTCGGGGGTAGTCGCCACCGCTTCTTCTACTTCATCACCGACGTCGTCTACGTCGCCCCCAACACTGTCGAGATCAGGGTCCAACTCGACGTCTGGCAGACCTACTTCAAGGACGTCTACGTCAACAGGTGCTACGTTGAGCGCGGCCACGTCGGCATCGCCGCCGAGAACCAGTGGGACGACTACGGGCGCAAGTACCTCACCTGCCCTGAGGGGCTCGACATGGGGGCCGAGTACGTGATCGGCAGAACCTGGTACGAGACGATCGCCGCCACCTGGTACGGGGACGGCTACGACAGCGGCGACTACGACGTCATCGTCGCCTCAACAATCGACCTGGAACTCGAGTACGGGGACGTGAAGAACCCCAAGTTCCAGGCGGCCTCAGGCTCGAAGGCGGAGGGCCTCCCGAACGGGTGCTCCCTGTACGCAATGACAAACGGGGCGTTCGAGACGCTTGCCCAGTCGCTCGCTTTCGTACCCTGGGTGGCGCAGGGCATCATCAGTATCATGGCGATCCCCAAGGGCGTCATCAGCTTCGACGGCATGACCCCGGTGACAACCCCTAACACCAAGGGGCCTGAGGACGGGAAAGAGGGAGCGAACATTACGCGCCCGGGTGCCGAGGTCTACCCTCTCACCAAAGGTTTCGGGGAGGGCCACCTGGCGAACAACAAGACCATCAACTTGGCGCCAGGTTTCCGGGACGAGGAGATCATCCCGGAGCGGTACCGGCATTTGTGGAAGTTCTGGACCAGCCCGTACATGATGTACGAGGTGACCACGTTTTCGGGGACCCCGATTCTGGTGAAACCGGAGACAGTCCAGAGCAAGAGCCTGGATATCACCCAGTGGGCGCACATCGTGCCGCCCAGCCCCCGGATCATGTACACGGTGAACGGGCAGAACCAGGGCCTGTGGATTGCGGACGGGCAGAACCACAATTCAGAGCACTTCGACGCGATGACAGGGATCACTAACTTCCCGACTTTTGCGCTCACCAACAACTCGTACCTGAACTACATGGCGTCCAACGCGCACAGCCTCGTGTACCAGCACGCGTCCGCCGAGTGGTCCCAGCAGAAGGCGCTCCGCGGCGCCGCGACCTCCTACAACCAGGCGGCACTCTCCAGGCAGCAGGCGGCGGACACGACTGACCTGAACAACCAGTTCGATTCTGCCCGCACCCAGTACAATGCTGACAACCAGTTGTTGTCTAGCGGTGTTCACACTGTGGCTGGCTCCCTAGGGCAGGCCCTGTCGGGGAACATCGGTGGGGCGGCGGCCTCGGCGATTATGGGCGGCTTCGACATGGGCATGCAGTACGGGAGCACGCTTGAGAACCAGAGGATGATCAACGAGCAGAGGTCGGCTGTTACTGGCCTGGGGAACCAGTATGCGGCTCGTATTGCGGACTCGAATCTTGCGATGGCCAAGTTCGCCGCCCAGGGCGACTACGCGAACGCGATCGCCGGCATCAACGCGAAGACCCAGGACGCGAAGTTGATCCAGCCGACGACGGTCGGCCAGCAGGGCGGGGACGCTTTCAACCTGGCGACCGACGACTGGAAGATCGTGTGCCGGCAGAAGTGCATTGACAGCGGCGCTGTATTCCGGATCGGCGAGTTCTGGCTCCGGTACGGGTATGCGATGAACTGTGCGGTGCAGCCGCCACAGGATCTCATGTGCATGACGAATTTTACGTACTGGAAGATGCAGGAGACCTACCTGGCGCCGTCCGACTGCCCCGAGGGTTTCCGGCAGTCTATTCGTGGTATCCTTGAGAAGGGGGTCACGGTGTGGCGGGACCCGAATAAGATTGGGGTCACCGACTATGCCGACAATAAGCCGATAGCGGGGATAAGGATCTGAGATGCCGTCGACACGTAGCGACTATGTGAAAGAGAATATTTACGAGAACTTTGGGGTGCCGGCCACGAAGGTGAACTCTGCCAGGAACCGTGAGGCTGTGATCCGGTCCATGTACCGGCGGATCATCTCCGAAATGTGCATGAACCGGTTTAACTGGCAGGGGGTGCCTGACACAATCGACATGCGCTACCTAGAGATGCTGCTCCTTACTGACGCGCTCGCTGTGTTCTACTATGACCAGGAGTACTCCCGGTACATGGCCCTCAAAGGCACCGGGCTCGGCACCCCTAACATGTACGACAACCCTACTGAGTACAACGTGTACGGAAACATGTTGTACTCCAAAACGCTTAACTCCAAGGAGTGCGTGCCGATCTGGGCGAACTACATGCGCATCCCCGACATGGACATCATTGACGTCTACTCGCAGCGGCTCGCCACGATCGCCCGCACCTTTGAGATCGACATGCTGCACGCCCGGCACCCTTTCGTGATCGCCGTCAACAACAACGAGTACAACACGTTTGCAAACGTATATAAAGAAGTTGTCGACGGGCAGCCCGTCATTTTCGGCACTGAGATGATGACCCACGACGCGCTCGCCAACAAGATGGCGGCATTCAACACCGGGATTTCAGCGGACACCCTACGGTACGTGTCTGAGGCGCTCTCCCGCACATGGAACGAGTGCATGACCATGCTGGGGATCATGAACGTCAACTCCGAGAAGCGAGAAAGAATGGTGGTCGAGGAGGCGTCCGGGTCCTCTGGGCAGGTGCTCGCCATGCGGGCGGTGTCCCTGAACGCGCGCCGGCAGGCCTGCGACCAGATCAATAGGCTGTTCGGCCTAGAGGTGTCAGTGGACTGGAACCTGGATGACGACGCTGACGCCGGCACCCCGCCGGTGCTCGGCGGCATGGGCAGGGGCCTTGGTACGACCGATATGACGGAGACGAGCCCGAATGGCTGATTTCACGATGGAGTTGCGCGAGGTGATCGCGCGGCAGGGCGTCAACAGGATAGGACTGTCGTCCTACCCGATCTTTGATGAGGCCTACAGGGAGTACCTGAACCAGAAGATTGTCGACCACTACTTCTACAACGAGATCGGGTTAGAATCGGTTGACATGTGGGTACGGCAGATGGCCACCAAGATGAACGAGATCATGCCATACTACAACCAGTTGTACCTGTCAGAGATGGTGGAGATCGACCCCCTGTCCACCCAGGACACGCGCTCGACCAGCGGTCAGAAGTCGGCATCCTCTCAAGCCAGTCGAGGGTCCCAGGAGGCTGACACGAAGAACCTCACCGACAGCGCCAACGACGGCAAGAGCCGCACCGTGCAGTCGCAGATGCCGCAGGTGAGGCTCGCCGGAAACAAGGACTATGCGACCGCAGCCACTGATGTCGCGTCCAGCGGGTCGGGAACCAACAAGGTCTCGGGGTCGTCGAAGTCTTCGTCGCAAAGCAGTGGGTCTAATCAGGCCGAGTCCTCGCAGGAGGCTCATTCATGGGGGTATACTGGCCACACGGCCCAGTTGATTGCGGCATGGCGGCAGACCTTCCTTAACATCGACCTCATGGTCATCGGCGAACTCTCGGAACTTTTCATGGGAATCAGGAGCAGTAATGACAGTATCACCGGGTCAGAGCACGTCGGCCCCTTCCGTATCTATTCCCGAATTTACTAGGCGGCACAAGTTCGACGACGGCGACTACTCGCTCGTCCCGCACGACTACGCCCTCACCAACACGGTCCCGTTCACGTATCGCGATGGCTTCACCTACCTGCAGGTGATCGAGGAACTCCGCAGGTGGGTCAACGAGGGGCTGCGCAACGCGCTCAACACGTCGCTGGAGTCGCTCGCAGCCGACTACAACACGCGCATTTCGAGGCTTCTGTCTGATATTCGTGACGAGGTCGGCCAGTACGAGGGGCTCCCTGACCAGATGAGACGTCGTCTCAATGAGGCGATCAACGAGTACCGGGACGACTTCGACATCTTCCGTGAGATGATCCGCGAGGAGATCAGGCGGGAGATGCACCACGACCATGTCGAGGTATTTAACTGGCTCACAGGGCAGCGCGACACTCTCGACAACTTCATGCGTGATCTCGACAACCGTGTTCTCGTCAACGGGCTCCTCGCCGCCGACTTCTCTCGTGCAGGGTTCACCTGCAAGGAGTGGGACGACATGCCGCTGACCATCAGCGAGATGCAGACCCAGGGCAAGATCTTCGTCGACGCCTACAGCCGCGAGTACATTCACTCGCCGATCTCGGGGCGCCGCATGCACGTCTCGCTCGCCCTTTCCGAGGTGTATGAGGCCCTCTCGACAGGCAGCGAGCCTATATCTACGATGCCGCTGTCCGCTATCGCGGCGGCCACGATCAGGGACCTGCAAAAGCGGGTCTGCCGATAAATAAAGGAGAAAACAATGCCGGCAACCAACCATACCAAGAATTTTTCGCTCCCCCAGTACATTGACTCCGACCACTTCAATATTGTCGGCGACTTCAACGGCGCCATGAGCAAGATTGACGAGACCCTCGGCGAGTCGCTCGTCACCGCCAAGGCGGCCAGCCGTGACGCCACGAGCGCCCTCGCCTCCGCCAACGACGCCTCCGACAACACTGCCGCCGCCAAGGAGGCCGCACAGAGCGCGCTCTCCGTGTCTGCGAACGCCAAGGGTGATGCGCAGAATGCGAAGATCCAGGCTGGCGAGGCGAAGACGCTTGCCGAGCAGGCTGTGTCCGCGTCGACGTCGGCGGCATCATCGGCGAACAACGCTCTGAAGAACAGCAACAGCGCTATCGCTACCGCGAACAACGCCTCCCAGGCCGCGGACGCGGCCTCGGCCGCGTCCGCTAACGCTCAGAACACGGCGGCCTCGCTGGCGGGTGGTATCGCTGAGGCGAAGGCTGCCGGCAACGCCGCCGCGAACATCAGGACACGGTTCTACAAGTTCACGAACGGCGATACGGACCGTAAGATCAGGTCCGCGAACGAGTCGGAGACCAAGACCATTATCGAGGGGGCGGTCACTCTCGACGCCAGCGACGTGATCAATGTTGTCGCGGACCTTCACCATGACACCCAGGGCAGCAACGCGATCCACTGGTTCCTGTTTATCAAGAAGCCGTCCGGTACTACCACCTGGTTCTCTAACTCGGGGTCTCAGGGTCCGTGGGACGGGTCCTACGTGCACTCCCAGGTTGCGGGTATCTTCCGGGCGGACGAGGGCGCCGGCCAGTACACGCTGTCGATCCGCTACAATGGGCCGACCGACCGCGACACTACTATTTTCATGAGGAACTGCGCGATCTACGTGCACTGATACTTGATGGCTTTCGACGACACCCACAAAAAATGTATGATCGCCACCCTGGCGACCGTGGAAGCGAGCAACGACTACGGCATCATATCGGCTCCCGACACCCTGTCCCTGGGTATCGGGCAGTGGACACAGGGGCGCGCCTATGACCTGCTGAAAAGGTTCTCGGCGGGCACGTCTTTTGGGGGTACCGTCGACGGCTGGCTGGCGGAGGGCAGGGACTCGTGGACGATCGGCGGACGGAAGTACCAGTACCTGGGTGCCGGCGACCGGAGCGCCCTGTCCTCCGCCCTGGACTCGGATGAGGGGCACAGGATCCAGAACAGCCAGATGCTCCAGGACCTGGAGGAGGACTATATTCCCAGGTGCAGTGAGCTAGGGCTGGATCCTGAGGGCGAGACTGAGGCGTGCATGCTGCTGATCGTAGTGATGCACCGGTGGGGCAATTACGCGAGCATTCTGGGCCGGCTGGCGGCTGGTGCGGGCACTCCGGCGACACTGGACTCAATGGCTGCCGCCATCAAGTACGAGGGTGAGTGGTACGCGGTCGGGCAGCGCTATGAGATCGCCTACCAGATGATCGCGAACCTCGAGACCCGCGGCGTGGAACTTGACCCGGGCGAGTCGGGTAACGACATGGGCGCGAACGAGATGCGGGGCCTGAAGGCGGGTGAGAAGTCCAAAAGTATCAAGTACGTTCGCGCGTCGAACGACGGATCCCTCACCATCTTCCTTACGGACGATTCTACTATTAGGGCCTACCCTAGCGCTGACGGATACTATCGCCCCGAAAAAACAGTCGAGAAGCGCGAGCAGAAGAAGGATTCTGGCGGCGGCGGCGGCGGAGGTGGTGGCGGCGGCGACGCTTCTAAGATGACCCAGCTAGCGGTCGACTCGATCGGCAAGTTCGAGTACCACCAGTGGTATGAGGCCCGGCTTCACCCGGACCAGACGGGCGTGACCGACTGTAGCGGCTTCTGCTGGTGGCTGTACAAGACCTGCTGCGACATTGACATTGGGCCGGGTGGGACCGCCGAGATCTTCGGCAACACGGGCTCTGGGTGGGTCGTGGCCGAGGGTGAGGGCTCCTTCAACGCCTATGACCAGGTGAAGGAAGGTGACCTGGTGGTGTGCCGGTGGTACTCGGGCGGCGGCCATATCGAGTACTGTACCGGCGGTGACGGAGGTGGGGAGAGTATCGGGGCCAGGGGCCCGGACGGGCACTCGGAGCCGCACTACGGGAGCCTGTCCATGTTTGCTGGCTGCTCGTGGGAACTGAGGCGATACCTGTGACGGATTTTTCGTACTATTCGTACGACAATGTGCTCTCCTACGGCGCGGCCATTAACATGGTGATGGGTGCGCGGGGCCTGGGAAAGACGTACGGGGCGAAGAAGATTGCTATCAAGAACGCGGTCAGGCACGGGAAGACGTTCATCTACCTGCGACGGTACAATACCGAACTCAAGAACGTGAGCACGTTCTTTGACGACGTCGCCCATGAGTTCCCGGGGTGGGAGTTCTGTATGCAGGGGCGCACCGCGTGCGGGCGCGTGGAAGGGGACAAGAAGTGGATCCCCTTAGGTTATTTTCTGGCGCTGAGTACCGCCGGGAACGTAAAGTCTGTTCCTTTCCCGAACGTGACGACCATCATTTTTGACGAGTTTATTATCGAGACGGGTATCACCCGGTACCTGCCTGACGAGGTGCGCAAGTTACTGGACTTCTACAGCACCGTAGACAGGTACCAGGACAAGACTCGCGTTCTTATGCTGTCGAACTCGGTGTCGATCATGAACCCATATTTTGCGCAGTGGCAGGTCATGCCCGGCGACAGCGAGTTCGTGAAGTTCGGCGACGGGTTCGTGGTCGCGCACTTCGTGGAGTCGGAGAGGTTCGCGCGGGAGGTGCGAAACACTCGTTTCGGGCGGTTTATTGAGCACTATGACCCCACGTACGCGGATTATGCTGTGGATAACGCGTTCCGCGACAATGACGGCAGGTTAGTGTGCAAGAAGGACGGAAGAGCCCGATACATGTTCACGATTCGTTGCGACGCGGGCTCTTTCTCGGTGTGGAAGTCGGTACGCGCCGTGTTCATCCAGCGGCGCCGCCCCAAGAAGGATGAGGTGCTGTATACTATCACCGACGACATCAGGGAGGGGGAAATTGGTTTGGTGCGGGGAGACAATATTCCGGCGTGGCTCAGGACGCGATACAGAAATGGTGAGGCTTTCTTCGACTGCGCAGCCTCGCGCAACTCTTTTCAGGAGCTTTTCCTGTGACACTACATATTAATGCTGAGATCATGGCCACCTGGGCGGGCCTGCTCACTGCAATCATGGGTATCGTCCTGTGGATGAGCCGGCAGATGCACCGCGTCTCACAGATGCTCGACGACTGGCGGGGCACCGAGCCTCGTCCGGGCGTGCCGCGCAGACCTGGCGTCATGGAGCGCCTGGAAAAGATCGAGACAGACGTCTCGGAAGTACTCAGAAAAACGGAGGAGAAATGAATCTCAAGCCCAGCACGCGACGCTACCTGTACAGGGTCTCAATTGCCGTACTTGCGCTCGGCGCCTTCTATGGTGTCATTACGCAGGACGCTGTCCCCGTCGTCACCGGCCTAGTCACGGCGGTGCTGGCGGTCGCGGACGTGAACGTGAATGACGACTAACGCCACCCTGGGTGACATCGCGTACCGTATCACCCAGAACGACTGCATCGGCTACAGCCAGCCCGACCGTCTCACCATCTATGGGCTGAGCGGGCCGGACGACACCAGCCGGTTGGTGAACACCGACTGCTCAGAGATGGTCTGCGCCGTCTTCGAGTGGGCAGGGAGCCCTGTTTTCACTCGCGACGTGTGGACCGGGTCCCTGCTCTACCAGGCGCAACGGTCCGGGCGGTGTGACGACTGGGCGTGGGACGACGACTATGAGCCCGTCGACGGCGACATCCTGCTCGCTGACGGCCACGTCGGCATGATCGGGCACGGGCTGTTTTGTGAGGCGTGGATCGCCGAGGACGGGTCGATCGACGGGTACGTGGGTGACAGTGGCGGTGAGGTGCGCGCCGTCGACTACTGGTCCCACCCTTTCACGACAGGATATAAGTGGTACCGGGTCATTCGGTACCGTGGTGACAGCGAAAATGGAGATGATATTGACATGAGTGAGAACACTGAGTACCTGAAGGCTATTTACGAACTTTTTCGTAGCGGCAAGGAAGGTGATCACTTCGCGGGCGACATGAACTGGTACTCGCGCGCGATCTGGCAGGAGATGTGCGCGGTAAGGGAAGCCGCCAAGCACGCAGAGACCCAGAACGCGCGCATCATCGAACTCCTCGAAAAGCGGTGACCCAAGATGCCCGTCGCATTCATTACCGGGCGCGTGACCGACTCATCCGGGATGGATGCGACGGGCACGCTCACCATCAGCCCCGACCCCAGGGTCGTCATCGCCGACGACGGCGTCATCGTGGAACCGCGCACCGAGAAGGTCCGCGGCGAGTTCTCTGTCCCCGTCCACGCCCCCAGTGACATGACCAATCCCCCGCCACCTTGGACCTACCACGTCGTGCTCGCCCGGATGGCCGGAATGATGCGAGTCCCCATCATCGACATGCACTGCCAGGTCCACGAGGGCGAGAACCGCATCACCAACCTGATCTCCTCCTACCCCGTGTCACCTGCGCACCTCACCGAGATCGAGCGCCAGGTGCAAGGCGTCCAGGACACCGCCTCACGCATCTACGAGCAGATCGAGCAGGGTCGCGTCAAAGGCCCCCAAGGCGACCGTGGCCCCGCCGGCCCTGCCGGCCCCAGGGGCCCACAGGGGCCCCCTGGGGACCGTGGGACGCGCGGCCCCAGGGGTAGCACGGGGGTGGGTATCCAGGGACCGCCCGGCAAGGACGGCAAGGACGGCCGGCCCGGTGAGCGTGGCCTCAAGGGGGAGCGCGGAGCCGCTGGCGTACAGGGGCCTCGTGGTGAGACAGGGCCCAGGGGCGACAGGGGTGAGCCCGGCCCCAAGGGAGACAGGGGTGAGCCTGGGGCGCCTGGCGCGCAGGGCAAGATGGGTCCGAAAGGCGAAAAGGGCGATCCAGGACACAGTGCGTACGTGCCCGCGTTCGCCCAGCAGTCCGCCTACTACTCCTACGAGGGGCTGAAGTCGTGCTTGCACAACGGGGTGTTGGTGGATGGATCCACGATCAAGTTGGCCAAAGGTGACACGGTCACGTCGCCGTGGTTGAACACGTGGGGGCGGTACATGTCTGTCACCGTGCAGATCAGGGGCAACAACTTCGTTGGCGGCGCCCATGACAGCACCCGGCTCCAGATCGGGATCGAGTACAAGACGACCACGAACCTGACGTACAGGTCATCGGCTACGATCAACAAGTTGTCGTCCTATGAGTTGATGGCGGTCATCTTGCAGGCGCCGGTCACCCAGATGGAGGCCGGCATCCTGAAAAACTTGAGGGCGTTCGTGTACTGCCCCGATGACATGGGTCAGTGCTGGATGGATGTGATGGCGATCCACCGGGTACCTGTGCTGGCGAACGCGTCGTGGGACGAGCCGTGGAAGACGGTCAATATCTAGTGACTGAGGATGAAGTGAGCCGCCCGGTAGGTTTCTGACCTACCGGGCGGTTTATTACGGGGCGGTCACTTTGTTTGGTCCGGGTAGTTAATTCAGGAAAAAATTTGGCGACCGGACGGTAGGTTTTCGGGGTGGCACCTATCAACCTAACGGTCGGTAGATGGGTGAGGGTAAAAGTAACCGCCCGGTCGGTTTGCACCGACCGGGCGGTTAGTTCAAGGTTCTACCAGCACAGGGCGGTGCACGCGTCCGCGATCGCCTCGACCTCGTCCGCCGCGACCCGACGGAGCCTGACCGTCCACTTGGTCAGTCGAAGGGTGGTGATGATGTCGCGGCAGATCCATGACACTGTGTCATCATCCAGGGTCGTTGCCAGGTCAACCAGGTCCTGTGCCGTCCGGATCGCGACCTGGGCCAGTCCGTTGACAGTTGCATCATCGTCGGCTGCCCGGATGGCGGCGACGGTGTCCCACGCGGCCTCCTCGACCTTGCTGACCTCGACCTTGATGTCCATTGGGTTCTCCTTTGCTCTGGGAGGGTCTGGGGTATTGAGTTGTAGACCCAGTATGCCCGCGTGCGGGCGCTGATCGCTACTTATGTGACAGGTCGTCGGGGTGATCTGGCGCACTTATTTGAATATGCTATTCAAGCAATTGGATCTTCGTGTTGATGACACGTTGTCATGAACTTTATATGACACGTTGTCATCAATATGTGTGGGTTATGATGTTATTGTCAATGCTTATGTTCAGAGATCGGAGATGCCGGTCTCTGTTCGAACTGCTTCCCCACAGACGATGTCCGAAATAGCCGCTGAGTCGGTGTATGTGAACTCAGAGGAGAGAGGTTCGGTGTAGAACCAACCAAACTTACGATCGAACCCGACGTAAATCGCTGAGTTGCGACAATACCAGATACAAAACCTGCCAGACGTCTCACATAGCGGAAGGTGGTTGACAAGAGTGAAAAGATCTCTCACCTCGTCAACGTGGACCGAATGAAATGTCCTCAAGTATGCCGCAACAAAACGCTCCCATGTGAGCGGGCCCTTCGCCTCTTTGAGGTACCGAACATCAGGATCCATGTGTGTTGCTCCTCTCGTGTGTCTGA